GGAGAAACCCGTGATTTTCTGATTATGGTGTTTCAGGTGCTCCATAATCAACGCGATAAAACGCGCCCGCAGCCAAATCGCTCATCTCTAAACCAACTCTTAGGTTAGCGATTTTTTGGGCCAATTCCCCCAACGCCTCACAAGGGATGTCGTAACGCCTAGATAAACTAGCGGAGCAGACCTCAAGGTCCGCTCGTTGACATTCAATAAGTGAAGATTTTTCGAAATTATGCTGGGTTAATAGCTTTTGCTGCGCAGAGGTCAATTTTGACTCATCAATGTGGAAGCGGAAACGTTGTCTCAACGCATCAATCACAACTGAACGTGGTTCATGAACCAGTCCAGCCACAATCGTACTCACATATTTGTCACACCTGACCTCCCAAGGTGTTTGCCGGAAAGTTTGGCCATCCATGCCTAACTGTTCCGCCGCCATGTCTCCCTCCAAAGACCCAAGACTACGAAAGATAGTGCCATAGTTAATGGAATACGTCCAAGCCCCATCGATTGTTTGCAATGGGGACCTCTTAAGAAACTGAAGCTTCTCAAGGGTCAGTGTTCCATCAACATAGCATGATTCCAACGAAATCTTGTGACCAACCTGCTCTGCTGCCAAGGTTATATAGTTCTCTATGTCTTGAAGTTCGCTTATGTCTGCCCGATTTGCAACACATAAGTCAACGAATCGCCTGCCTATCAGGTAACTCGCAACATGGTTTAGAAGGGTCGTTAATACCGTACCAGATCCTTCAAAAGGTCCATCCATATGAACCGTAATCTTGTCTTCCTGCCGATCTTTACTCACTAAAGAAATTGGTAGAGTGCACTGTTGAATCAAGCCTGCCGCCTGTTCGGGGGCAAACACAGCCATGCATCTATATAGTGCCAAAAATATTGGCCAGCGTTGTCCAGTATCACACGAGCTGATATCAACATTGTAAGCATAAGAAATGCCATTGATACAACCTGTGTATATTGAATCATCACTGTACAGAGCCACATAAGCTGTGTTCTTCCCCAAGGTGTGCTCTCGAGCAGACCTGAACACCTCATCAAACATTGCTGGTTTGGGAGACCCAATTATGTCAATAGTTCCAAAAACTTTGCCATAAGTCTCATATCTCCCCACCAAGCCAGCCTTCGTTACTTCGGGTACTTCATTGGCATACATCGCCCCAGCACCGTAACCCACGAACAACCGTGGGTCCTTTCCAAACTTAGCTAACTCTCTCTTCACTTGTCCACTCAATCTCTTCACCATGATGTTTTCATACGTATGATATGGCTGCCCATCTACATACCGGCGACGGAGTTGTCGTTTGATATGCGGAAGTTCCTTCATATACTCCCGCCCCACCACAGCTCCCTGTGCATAGGTAAACAATTCCATCACCTTGTAGGCAGTCTTATTCGTGTACGTTCTTCCTGTATCCATCATGCACTGAATAAAACTCGGTTTACACCGATCCACCAGATCATCAACATATCTGTTTAAGGCAAACATGAAATCTTGCCTACTCGCCACTTCATACTCGTGGCTATGTTTATGATCCCCAACCGTCACATAGGCAGCATCATTCTCACCAGGGTCAACACCTAACAGGTGCGCAACCTTGGCATGAGGTTCAGCAAAAATACACCGAGCCCGCAAGATTTTTGCAATTTTAACCAACTCTGGTCTCTGCCATAACATGTTAGCCCCAAATCCATACTGGTTTCGGACGTACAGCGCTTCTTTTTCCCCCCGGCTTTTTTCTAGCCGAGAAATTCCACAACACATATTGTGCGGGGAATCATCGTAATAACTGAAAGGCTGAACACCCTGTCCATTGATTCGGAACATAATTGTTCGGTAGAGCCGTGGTCTGGTTCTAATTGTATTTAGTCTAGGATACCCTTGATACAATTGGGCTGTGCCTTCGAACTCCATTCTGAAGTCCTCACGCCTCGCATAGTCACGAGGTAACCTACACTCAATAGCCCAATCTACTACTATAGTTTGGTGGTCCCAGTCAACCTGCAACTCAGCAACATTGTGTCTGTCATAGTCATTTGGGTTATTAATAACCCCATCTAAATGAGTTTGAACAGTCATACTGCTTCGCCTCTTAATGCCAACCGCATAAAGACAAGTATTCTCTAGCACTACAACTGGAATCGAAGTGCCAAACCTCGACTCCAGCATGCTAATCATTCCTCTCTGCATAGATTTCTCTGCCTTCATCCCTGGCAGTTTTTCCAAAATCAAATGCAAAGCTGGTACGAATATAAAGTACTGTGCCCGGAGATGATGATGTCTAGACCCGTCTTCCTCATAAAAGTAAAACTCCTCTAGCAACCGTGTCTCAAAAGCTGGTTGGACAACTACTTGTTGACCGGCACCACTCGGATCAATGAGTGCCCAACCTAACCCTGAGTCGATGGCATTGACCAAACCTTGTGGAAGAGGGGGTAAACGCGCTCCGGTCTCCTGCCTCAAGTAAAACCATCCATCTGCGTTCATTTCATAACAGGACTTGCCATCCCAGCCATAAGGTCCTGGGTACAGGAACTTTTGGGGAGGCAGATCAACTGCTTCATTTTGAACTACTAACATTTGGTTGATCACTGGAGGTGGAGGTCGTGGTCTCCCCGCCGGACGTTCTTCTTTCGAGTCTTCGTCATTACGGATCTGACACGTTTTCCGTTGGTGAAGCGCATTCTTCGCCCTCTTCCGACGCAAGGCTTGATGCTTAGCATCGTTTGCATTGTACGGAGCCCGCTTGGGCTGATCTAGATCATCAGTTCCTGTGACCTCTCCTTGGGCACCATTCAACTGACTCATACTGTCCGGGACGAGGCGCTTAACAGCACCTATCTTCCCAGACACAACTGGTTTCCCATTCCCACCTTCCGAGGGAATGGGGCCCGTTGCCTTCTCGTTTTGGTATGTAAGCATACCGTCGGTTTTGTTCCATTTTCTAAACAGGGATTTAATTCTGGCTATACTGGCTGACCGTAAAGCAGCTTGTGGAATATGGTGGATGGTCACTGGAAGTTGGCCCCTTTTCAGTGTCTTAGATCCACTGGGACATAAAAAAGCCCCAATATTTTTACAAATATCCTTCCAAAATTCCTCGCTTCTTAACAATACATCTCTCTCCCCAACCCTATGGGCATACAATTTCAAGAATAGTTTAACAACAAATTCTTCATATGTATCTCCATCCATGACATTGGTTGACAATCCTAGAAACTTCAGTCCTGCATACAAAAATCCACCAAGAAAGCTTCTCACCACACCGTATTCTGGTCGAAACTGTCGAGGTGCATTAGTCACATAATCATGTGTTACAACATCTAATGTTCTCGCCAGGTTCAACCTAGTGTGGAATGTTGAGAAGGGTTTACTTGGGAGATTGTTCATATTATTGAATTTTGTCTCAGCTTCATGCCCATTCTGAGCACGAAGAATTGCCATACCAGGGTTGGTTGTTCTAAGACCTTTGTAAGCAGAGTGAGCTTTATTTTTCCTATGGGCATAGGTTGGAACTAGCTCCTTTTCTCTGGTCTTAGACTGCCACGCCTTAACCTGCCCGGTGACCTTCCTATCACCGCGCCCGCGGGTATCATTGAACGTGCCAAAAAGCTTGTTGTGCTTCTCGTCAGACTGACGCTGACGCCTAGAACCACCCATGACGACGCTCAATAAATTTTGCTCCCAGAATCCAGGAGGCGCCAAAGCGCATAAATGTAGTTTCGTTTTATGTGTAAACTACTAAATCACAAACCAAGCTTTCACTACCTGAAATTTTTATAACTTTGTGTGCTATTAACTTGGGGATGAATTTAAAATGGGGTCAATGTTTCCAAAACATTTATTCACATGGGGTACTCATTATTATTATGTTAATGAATATATTACAATATGTACATTCCTGATTGGGTCACTACTCCACATCAGGGTTCACCTGGGTAATCATCAGATTCATATTTGCCGACCCAGACACAGTATTAGCCAAAGTAATCGTGTTAGCAGACGTCGCAACGTCAGCAGCTGTAACAGCCACTGCCATCATGATGGTCGCCTCACCCGTACCAGACCCAACTATGTTGTACGCGGTCGCCTTCAAATCAAAGAATTTATAACCCGTCACATTACCTGCAAAGGTAGGCGCCGCCATGGTCGATGAAGTAGCTGCGCACGTATACACAACCACAACACTACCATAGAAGTTTGGTGGGAACGTTATCACATTCCCTTCCAAAGTCGCCCCCAAAAGGTTGCCGGTCGACGCAACCACAGTTGTTCCGAAACTATGGTCCGTATCTACGCCAACATTTGAGATGTAACTGTCCATCAAAATTGCTTTGCCCAGAGCTGAGTAGAGTTTTGGTTTAGCCAAGACAACATCGTATTCCACATAGAGATGACCTAATAGTGTCCCTGAGGGGAATGCAGTAGTGTTTATGTCACTAGTAGCCAACTGGAATGTTCCAAGGTCATATGTTTTAACATCCTGACCGTCTGGAACGTCCCCAGCTCTAATGAATAACTCACTGGAGACATTCTTCTTTGGATCACACTCGACCCCGAATAATGCCTCATCGCAAACCCTAGTCTCCAAGGTTCCACTGTATTCAGCCATCTCACGGAATGATGCAAACTTCACTGCTCCTGCATTGTAGTTGCAACTCAATAGTATGCTTCCCATCGCACCAGACTGTGAAGCTTGGGACACAACAGGCTTGTAATGAAAAACCAGATGATCTAACTTGTATTCATCGTAGTTAATCGCCTGCTGCGACAGCCAAGCAAACACCCCGGACAACCCCGGGTTGATTGCAAATGATGTATTGTTAAAGCCTGCCCCTGCCGAGGTAACACGCATAACATACTCACGTCGCGAAGTCTTGATGCTCCCGGTCTCATCATTAGCTGACAAGACTTTGTGCCTCCGTTCTGCATACTCATTGAACAATGAGTTAACTTTCACCTGTTCATACTCGCCCTGGCCCTTCGCCTTCGCATATGAACCCCTACCATAGGCACCTCTTCCGTAGGCACCCATACCGGTGGACATACCACCCTGGGCCATTGCTCCTGCCACTGCAGCATCCATAAGCATCTGGCCCACATGCGCTTTCTTCAAGGCTTTCTGCGTTTGCTTTCCTGCCTTGCGTAAACTTTTTCCAATATTCTTTCCTTTCGCCATGTCGATCTCATTATGATTGCCCCTTAATCTAAGGGGGCGCCGAGGCGCACA